GTTATCCCAGTCGGAAGGCAAACGGTATGAACCGGCATCAAATTTCTGTGCAAAGTACACGAAACTTGGTGCATTTGTAATCAGGAAATTACCATTTACATCAGGAGCAAATGTCAACGCATGCACATCAAACGGTGGGCTTGCATAATTACCACCACTCAAAGTCGCAGCATTGAACAAAATACCCTTCATGATCTTCGACAGAGCTGGTTTGGATGTAACATCACCAGACCAATATTCTTTCAAACGATCCATAGCCAAACCATTAGTTTGGATACTATCATCAGATACTCGATCAAATGTCAATGTGACATTGATTTTACGGACTTGATTGTTACCAGCTTGCCAATTGTTATACCAATCAGCATAATTACCAGTTTGCAATATGACGATGTCTGCTGGTACATTAGGATTTAAGACTCGATATCCAGGCAATGATGCATCAAAATACACTGGCTTATCAAAGTCAGTAGCGTGCACCTGAGCAGTGTCAGAAATACCATACTTACTAATGAAATCTCGGATCTTTACGTGATATGGTTTTACTTCATCAATGTAGGCCAATAAGTCGCTAGTGTAGTCAATGCTAGCAATTGGACTAGCAATCAAGTTTGCGTTAAACCCTTGAATATACATGAATGATGTCTTGAAACACCAGTCAATAAAGTCTTGTTCAGTGTGAGCATATTTGACGGTGCTAAAGAACAAATTGTTCAATTCCAACGCGGTCATCACTGAATCTCTTAACGCGTTTATGAAAAAGTTCAATTCCAAACCCATATCACGGTTGTTTACCATTGAAGCAAATGCTATTGGGTCAAATGCTCCTATAGTAGTACCAGTGATGTCAAGTACTGGACCTGTATTTCCATAGACATTAGGATTGAGCTGAATAGTACCATTCTCTTTTGCCACAACGGTCCAAACTCCGTTACTGAATGACTGCCACATCCAACGACCTTGACCATCGTTATTAACTAGAACATAGCCAACAGTTGGATTAGCACCAAGGGCAAGGTCGCGGTCTGTTTGTGAGTTGAATACCAAACTAGGTACCATAGTGGAATCATATCCAGTAGCGTACCAGTCAACAACCGTGAAAATGCTACTTGTATCGTAACGTTGGGTTTCAGCTATTACAAATGTTGTGCCATTCCATTCCCATACGGTCCAGAAGTTTGCCGTTGATGCATTGGCCGTAACCAAGATGCGGGTACCTACAGTCAAGCCGGTCAATGCGCTAAGAGCGGTTAATGACGAGACTTGTTGGTCCCAACGAGTTGACACTGCAAACGGATTGTTGGAATCCTTCGTAGTCTGCATAACAGACCAGAAAGGAGTATCGGTACCAAAATTGGCAACTACACCAGAAGGAACATTGGCATTTGCCAATTCTTGCAAAGTACCATAGCGAATTTGACCTTGATATTCATTAGGAATTGGCTCGATATAAGCGGAACCAAGCGTCTGAGTCCATTGCAAATATTGTTGATTATGTTCAACAGCAGTCAATGCAGTCAATGCATATGGGCGTTCATCACTTAACAACAAACTAGCGAAATAATTGTTCAAATACTGAACAATATGCTTTCTAGCGTTTGTTGAATTTATAAACCAACTCTGACCATCACGCAAGCTATCGCCAACCTGAGCTGTTGCATACAGCTTTGGATTTGGCACTGGATTACCCAATGGATCTCGAGCTACCATGGAAGTTACCATACTGGTAAACAACTCGGCTGAAGGTAAGCTCAATGGATCATTTGGACGTAGCAATTGCCATTCTGAATGCTTGCCAACCTTGGCATCATTTTTTCTAACACGAATTTGAATCGCGCTTGTTGGTGTCAAGTATTGGCTAACTGCTTTCACAATAAGCGAATTAGCGGCAATTGGAGCAATCCATGAAATACCATTGCTAGCCGGGTCAACGATGATTGCGGCCGCACTGGCTGCACTAATGGTACGGAATGCAACTGCTGGTGTTGTCTGGCGATTCTTTACCCAAAAATAATATTTGGTTACGAACGTACCTGAGTCGTTATCGTAGACTTGGCTTTCAACCCATGATGGAGTGGTAGCATTGTAAATGTCCCCATCATAAGTGGTTGGATCTGATCCTGCAACAAAGTTGGTATGCCAGTCTACTGGTGAAATATCACTTTCTGTCCATTCGTATAATTCAACAGCACAATCAGGCGCTACTGAACCCCAGTTTGCTTGGCGGTATTGCATTTCCGTTGCGTAGTCATCACCAGCTTTGCTTAGGTCATTGGTTTCAGACAATAAGAAACGGCAAGTACGCAAGTTCCACCAAATACGACCAACTTGAGACGCATCCCATTCCAGACCTAATGCTGTTTCTGCACCTTGATTGTATCGAGCTGGATCGTACTCTTGCTTGTATGCCACTTCGCGCATTGCGGCACCAGGAATCAAACTTTGAACTGGATCAAAAGATACAATGTCCTGATACAGCAATGGATTTGCCTGCATCAAATTACTGGTATTGTCCAAAGCAGTAACGCTATCATATAGCGCTATAGAATCGATGCGATCTCTATAAATGCGTGGAGCTTGTGTTCTGAACACGTTGAACTGTTGTTCACTCGCACTCCATTCACATACAATCCAACGTTTTGCATGAGCGGGATATTGGTTTTGTGTTGATTTCAAGAAGCCCAAGTCAACGTATACCAATTCACCGTCATTCAATAATGACCAGTATGCAGTCAATTCCTTAGGCAATGAACCACCGGCAGTAGGCAATACTGATTGATATATGTCAGTATTGGTAAAGACTGGAATGGAACCCAAGTAAGCATATGATGGATTAACACCAAATACGGTTGCAAAGGTTGAACTATTGTTTTCGTAGAAGCGTAATGACACCAAACGCAATACGATCGGAGCACCAGTATTTGCAACTAGGTTTCCGTTAGTATCAGTAGTTGGAACATAAGCAACTGATACGTTTACTGCCGCTTCGATAGTTACCACATCGCCATTTACGGCAATAGCTCGATAAACTCCAGCAATATCTGGGTCTGTTCCTACAGGCGATGCCAAATAAATGTATTCACCAGCTACGATATTGGTTGGATAGAACAATGTAATATCCAAGCCAACAGAACCACCAACGATTTGAACTATTGTATTAGGCAGTGTTTCGGTTGATGCTGGCATGGCACGCAATACGTCCCAGTCATTACATGAAATAGTAACGTTTGTTGTTTGCAGAGTCCCAGTATTGTCTACATAAGTCTTCGATACTAGATGGTCACCCTTGTCGTATACCCAGACACGTGATGTATCTTCAATCGTAACCGTACCAGCCTGAATTCTAGTGTTCAGTGAATCAAAAGAACTAGCAGTGACTTCAACTTCGGTAGTTCTAACATAACCTGCTGTTGGTAGATCATTGTCGTGTATGCGGTAATCTGACTTCTCAGGGAACAATGCGACAATTGGTTCTCCTGACGCAGTATTTCCTGGTGGCATGACCCAACGACTGTCGTTGTTATTGTCATTGGAATACAAAGTCATAGTCAAACTGTCAACATTCTGCAACGCAGTTAATGCGGACGCATCTAGTGTTTCGTCAGTGACATCCACCACATCGATACGTTGTGGTTCTTGTCTGATATCATCGCTAGTCAACAAGAATTCGAATACGTTTTCTTGCATAACGCTACCATAGTTACTAACACGGAATGCCCATTCTTCAAGGAATTCCAAATTAGTAGAAGCAGTCAACACGGTATTACGCAACAATTTGTCAAGAGCGCCAGGCGTTCCCTTTTGTTGAATCATACCTTGATAGAATTCAAACTGATTTAGTTCACTATCAAAGATATTATCCAAGAACGACTGTGATTGGTAACCAATTTGATGACGTGCATAGTCACGCATTACTGAGTAAACTGGTTGCTCAATACTGTACATGTTGCGAACGTCTTCAACTGTTCTATCAAAACTAGGAGTCATCAAGTTGTCAGTGATCAAGAAACCAGGAGCGTTCAACGTACCAGTCCAAGATGTACTGATGTTGAAGTTCATTCTGATTCGATTTTGACGCAAGTTGAACAATGGTTCGTAGATCACATCATTGAATTTCGTAATGTTATCAAAGATCAAACAATGCTCAACTTCAGCAATACTCAAACGTAACCCGTAAATACCAGAATTGGTTGCTGATACTGTGATTTCACCGTTTAGACGATTGACCTTAGTTGCTTTAATATCTACAGCGGCACCAGTTTTATCCAAGATTGAATACACACCATTAATGATCTGTTCAATTGGTTGAATAGCACCATGTGCGGTCTTAAATTTCACACCATCAGCCAATGGGCTAAGGCTGATGAATGTGCCTGGAGCCCATGACACTTGTGCCCAGTTTAAGAATTGACGAACAGCTACACGGAAATCGTTATTGGCATTATTATCTGAATTGAAGCTATCAAATACCCAACCAGCACTTTGCAGATACAGTTCATAACCAGCCAAGAAGTTTGCCACATCTTGTGGTTTATAAAACACAGTACCGTAAGGAACAGTTTGCACCGTTGCATTTACTTGTGCTTTGGTGTAAAACAGTAAAGATGGTGGAATAGCAGTAGACAAGCCGGCTTGCAAACTCCAGTATTGTTGTTCAAAAGCAGAACCACTTGTGTGAGTTTTCAAGCATTGGTATACCGCATTTTCGTAGGCAATCAATACACCAGTTTGATAGTATGTATTTGGTCTCCAAGGATTGGACGGTGTTGGCATTGAACCAAGAGCAATCGTGACCTTTGGACCAGTTGTGTTAGGTGGCAAGATATTGAATACTGGATTCAGTACGTCATATCCTAGAACCGACCAGCCATTACCAGTCCACTTTACAATTACGCCACTGTAGAATTCTTCACTAATACTTGGTGAATTATACAATACGACATTAACGTTTTCACTAGGCAATACCCCTTGACTTTCAGTACTTGCAATCATAGTCTTTGAGTCAGTGAATGCCCCAACCTTATAGCCCAATTGTACGCCAAGTCCTCGAACGTGATCACCAAAGGTAGTAGTGATATCTTGACCCTGCGAAGTAACGTAATCGGATATCCACTGTTGCAGACCAATTACCTTCAAGGATGCTTTGTTCACAACTTCGTTGTGAACTGTGTATTCAGTGAAGTGTTTACGACGGCCGAGTGACTTACTAATTATTTGATCTGATTGCGTTGGAAATACGGTAATGTTGTCAAGTGGTTCCCAATTGGTTTCTACGAATCGAACTGGTTTCAGCAAGTATCCCATCTCTGATAGGATGAAACTTGTATATTCGCTAGTCAACCAAGTGTATTCAACTGGAGCACAGTCACCAAATACCCAGTTATTTGCGAACAATTCTTCATTACCAAGGTTCACCACGATACCGGCAGCAATAGGATCCAACAGAACACCATTGGCATCAACTGGAATGTACTTGCTGAAGTTTGCTCGAGCAAATGTGGGATCCAACACTGGAGCAGACGGTGTTCCTACGTTACCAGCTGTAATAGCGGCTACCAGTGCGTCTCGTTGAGCTGGAATCGTCCAGCTATAGTTAGCATCCCAAGTAGCGGGTTTGGTAGTGAATCCAAGCATTTCCCAAGGATGCGTATCTGGGCGAACTGTATCGAAGTAATAACGATAGATGCCACGCCAGTGTCCTGGAATTGCTTGACCATCAATATCAAGTACTGAACTAAAGTTCCAAGTCCATACATTGTTTTCATCAAAATTCTTATTAGTGCGGAAGTCTTTTTGACCTTGAGCAGCCCATCTTTCAAATATCGGCGTAGCAACTTGAGTGTATTCAGTAACTGAATAGTCAGTTGTACGGAACTTACCAGGAGTATGTGCCATGACGTCAAACTGTGGACGTCGTGTATTTTGCAACGATGAATCACAAGCACTGTAAAGCTGCTGTTCGTAGGCAAACATAATTTGATCACGCACGTCAATACTAGTGGCAACCCCGTCAACCAACAATCCAGTCGCAGTGATTTGAACATTAGTAGATGCCACTACGGTGAAGCCTGGCAAAATACTACCATCGTGACCACGCAACAGCAAGTATGTGTTTGCGCCGCTAACTTGTAGGAGATATTCAGGAGTCCACAATGGTGTGATACCCAGATATGCACCGGATGCAGGAATGAAGTAGTTTGCACCACCCATACCGTTGTTAAAGAACGAGAATGACGAAGTCTTAGTGATTTTCAAATAGTTCAATGCTGTTGCCAATGAGGCAGCAACAGTTGAAATAGTGCCAGACGTGTACATCGTAGTGAGATACTGAACAAGCTTTGCACGATAGCGGGCGTATTCACGCGACACGTACAAGAATGTTTTCATAACATCTAGATTGGTATTAGCCCCAAGCAACATTGATTTCAACAATGTACCACGATTTTGAACAATATTAGTACCAGTAGTCAGTACGCGGGACTGGCTTGGGTACAACCAGTTATTAGCAGCCAGGATCTGTTGGAATTGCGGGAACCAATCATTACGCGAAATAGTTGTGATATCGTCGTTATTTGGATTAGCCTGCAAGTTTTGTGGGATTTCATAGAACCCAGTAGTTGAATCAATAGCTTGCGTGGTTTGACCAGCATAGCGCCAGTTGGTTTCATAATTGACAACAACGTTATTGTTACTGTCAAGTGTCATGTTGGTAAAATACTTCAACCCTGTATAAGTTCCAGCAGTTGACGTGATGACATCAGTATTGAGATTATTGGTGAATTCAAACGATCCATACGTATTGAATACTGGTGCAATATTCAATACTGAGTCAACTGCATTAGTTCCAGTTGTATCTATAGAGTAGGAAAAAATCTGAGATCCAGCAAAGCTCGAATTCAAGTATGAACTGCTATTACCAAAGCTCACACCATTGTTATCGAATAGGTCAAACAACGGGGCAGCATTGCTGTATTCTTGTGCTTTTGCCCAAGTAGTACCGTTAAAGAAATATTCAATAGGAATATCAGGATTTGGTTCAACGTAAGACAGATCAACAACCGCGACCATATCATATAATGTAGCAGCAACATCAGCAGTTAGCGTGATGTTGTTATTCGCATCTACACCAACCACATAGATTTTGTTTGCAATAGTAGTATCAGTTGAATTCAAAACCAATACTCGTTGACCAGCAACTAGGGCATAAGTTCCAATTGATACGGTATTAGCGCTTGAACCAACAACCACATTGCCGGAAGTCTTGTTTTCGGTTGTCGCATTAAACAAAGCCCAAGTTGAGGTACTTGTGTCGTATACCACATCGACATTGGCTTGACGGCGAACACCGTAATTAAACAACTTCAAATTGTTGTCGAATTCAATAATTGGGCGAGTTGAGTTTGCAGGTAGGTAGTTGGGAGCACTGTAAATCACCAAGTTGGTATTATACCAATGATTGGACAAACTCCAAGGATTTTCGTCTATCGCATCACGCTCAATGGTCCAGTATTGCGGCTGTGATTTAGCGATCACCTTACCAGATTGATATTGCAAGTCAATGACCATAACGTCATTAGCTTCGGTCATTTCAACCACATACGCCAAGCCAGTATCCCAACTATTGGTGTCCCAAGCGGCAACGTCCCAATTATGGTTCCAAGTGTCATCGATGACTTCTACACGCATTCCACGAAGTAAAGCTGGTGCTGGATCCAAAGTAATTTCTGGGTAAACAAACTGTTGATCTCTAATAATCAGCTTACCGTTACTAATTGAAGAAATTGTTTGATCTTCAACGGCATAAGCAGTTACTGGCTCAGGATAGGCATACGTTTGTTGACCATTGATGTTTTGTACGAAATTACCGTTTGTCCAAATTTGAATGACAGCACCAAGACTTGGAGCCGTAGTGAAAGTGACTATGTCATTTGCATAGGTAAAATTGGTATTTGGTATTCCAGCCACAACCACTTTGACATCAACGATGGAATTAGCTAAAGCGGCTGGTGCCGGGAATGCAACCTTGGTACCATCACCAGTATAAGTGTTAACTGGTATAGTCATAGTCATAATTGGAGGACCATTTGGCAACCAGTAATAGTTGCGATAGTTTTCCAATTTGTCAATGTTGATTGGTGGGCACCATGAGTAATAGTCAGTCTCAAAGAGACGGTTGTGATTGTTTACCAACGCACCTTGAAAACGCAGCTTATTTGTCAAGTCGATATAGAACAACAAATCTTGTTCGTTCCCATTGGTATCATCACTAACCATTGCTGGTTCTAATTGATAGAATGAGCGTTCGGTATCGTACTCAGGCTTGTAGAAGTCAGTTGTTGGATTATAGTAGGATGGCTTTCTTCCGATATAAGCATTTACATTAGTCAATTCGCCTGGTTGAAATACCTGGTCAATTGTTGCATTAAAGAACTTCTGTAGGGTTGTCGTTTGATTGATAACTGGAAGTTGCTTTATAAACTTGCGTTGTGCCATTATGAAATCCGTAGATTGGAAGAGGTATTGGATGTAATGATCACAATATCACTTACCTGTGCTGTACTAATAAACAATTCGTTGCTGTTGCAGCGTACTTCAAACAAATTACCAAATACACCATTGGGTGATAGTGGTACAATAACAAACGAGCTAATCGCCGTTGCTAGTTGAATGTGAACGTAAGCTGCCAATTCGGTAAAGTAAAAGGTTTCTCCGAATTCCCACTTATTTACATCAAAATAATTGTTGATCGCCGATATAATATTTGAGCGAATTTCGCCGTCACTCATTGTAGTATTTGGAATGGTAACCACTTTAAATTGTGCTTGCACTGCTGATTCAGAAGTAGAACCAAACAAATACTTATACTGAACTGGACGCCAAATAATTTCGTCACTGAACATCTTATACTGTTCAAGATCACTAAATTGTGAAGCTAAATCAACATCAGTTGGAGCTACTGGTACACTAGTTGGATCGCATCCAGCAGCAATCCATTGTCTAACCAAAAAATCGTATTCGGTAGTCAATACAAATGCATCAATCACATTGGTAATTGCTGGATCAATACGTACATCCAAACCAGCATAATGTTTCCATTGGAATGGTAAGTTAGCGGCACCCTGCATTATCACATAGTCGCCAGTAGAACGATCAGTACTGGTTAGTGACGTATCATACGATTGCGTACCATTAAAAATGTAAAATCCTGAATTTGCAGGAGTTATGGTATTGTTGTAATAAAATACGTCAGTGCCAACTGTCAAGTCATTCCATCCAGCTAGTGGCCATAATGACTGTCCACTAACCCCAGTGTATTTGTAATATTCCAAGTCTAACTGTGGTTCTGCATTTGAATCTTGTGTGGTTGGGTCACCAAGGAAAAAGATCCATCCATCATTAATATTCTTCGAACTATTCAAGATCTTAGCAAACACTTCTGGATTGTCAGGACTGCCATCGCCATCAGAATCGGTAGGAGTAACCACAATTCTAGTCGGATCAATAAAACCGTCAGTCTCATACATGCTGCTTGCTATATCCAAACTCAATTGACTCAGAGTAGGATCCATAAATGTGATATGATCAGTCATAGCCAAACCACTTACTGCATCAATGACTTGTCCAGAATCATCGTTATACCATTCAACGTTGTTTGCACTTTGAAATACGAACTTGGTACCAGTTAGAATTTCGATAGTCCAGAACATAGAACTCAAATATCTAACACTAGCAACAAATACGGCTGGTATTCCATTTGATGCTGCTGGCACCACACCTTGATCCATGATCAACCAAGTACCTGGTAGCTGTGTGCTAGTTTGCAATACGGTATTGACGTTGAACTGGTAATACAAGTCGAATGGACTTTTAGTTGTTATTTCGTTCTGAACTTGCTGTAATTCTGTAGTCAATTGACTCACGGCCAATTGGGTCGCCAATGTAGATCTGAATACTGGACATATCATAGTCAACGCAGCACCATCAGGAATACTCTGATTCAATGTGATTGCGGTTGCATTCAATGACAGCAAGCTAAGGGTGTTGCCTGTGTTCTGCACAATCGGGGCTTGTATAACTTCAGCCCACTGTGCAGTCGCAATTGGCGTACCGGTTGACAAATCATTCCATTCAAATTTCAACAATGACCCAACCGACAAGTAACTATCCAAAGAATTAACAGTTGCTGAACTGGCATACGGATAGAAAACAAAACTACCAACTGCACTATAACCAGCACCAATAGAAGCAGCCCATTGTACTTCATTGTCAGGCGCCCCACTAAACAATGATGCGATATCCATGCCATAGTCTACGCCATCAGTAGGTCGATATGCGTTAGCTGATTCCATCCACAGATTCAAAAAGTAATCTCTGACTGTGATATCTTGCAACAACGGTTGCAGCTTGTTTAACGTAATCTGTTCTGGTGTTAGATTGGCAGTTATAGGAATTTGGATATACTGTGTGGTTGGCATCAAATATACCAAACCGTCATCACTGTATACCACGGTGTCCTGATAGGTCGATGTTGGATCGTTAATATCCAGGTATCGGCTATGTCCAGAATAAATTCGATTGACTGCATGCATCTTCACAATTTCGTTAGATGTCAATGGGTAAACGTTATAGTCTTCACCAGAAACCATACGGTTTTGAGCCGCAAACGCTTGTGGAGCACGGCGGCGAATATCGTCAATCGTTTCACTTGCCACTGCGTTAGAAATAGATTCCTGTAGAGTAAACGTTAGGGTCAATGTTTGGTTTCTACCAGTCACATCGATGTATGGAACGGCAATCGTACAATTTTGCATATCAGAAGTACGCAACTGATATTGCAGACCATTGACAGTTCGATACCATACGCGCAAATTGCCAACAGGCACTTCACCGAACGTACCATCACCGAAACGCAATGTTACCTGATCATTGTCAGTAGTGATCACGCTAAAGATGCCTTGCACGCTAGCTGGCACACTGTTGTATGTAATATTGTCGGTAATAACCGCTGGTACTGGAGTCCACTGTTCCAAAATGTTATTCGATCCATCCAATGTTTGTACCCATACGTCAGTTTGGCTGATGTTGTTTGTACTCAGATCGATCGTTCTGTTTTCAATAGGATCCTGCAAGTAATAGGTGGTCTGATTCAAGGTTCCTTGTTTGAATAACATAAAGAACCCAGTATTCGCACTGCCATTACCCAGACCATCATTACAGTAAGCCATGTGAAACGGCTGTGAGGGGTCTGGTTGCAGTTCAGAGAATCCCGTTGTATCAAAATCCATATTCACAATTTCAAAGGAATCACTGGTTCCATTTACGTTGGCATCAAACGAGTAGACGCATGATGGATTACTCTGATTACTGACTGCATACAACTGTGATGTGATAGATGATATCAAATCAGTCTTCAATGGAATACCAAACGGATTGGTTGTCGGGAAAGCAGCATTGAGTACGACTACAAACTGTTCCATCCAATCTGGATTATCCGGATCATTCCATGTGATTTGAGTATTGTTTAGATTGACGCCAAAGCTGTCAAGTACGCTTTGTGACGTTGACACATTAACGATCTTCACCAAACCTCTGGCAGACTGGGCACGACGGGCGTTATAGCTCAAAAATCTAGCTAGACGCAATACACTTTCACGAGCTTGTGCAGTTTCAAGGAAGTTTTCACGAGCATTGACGTCTGTACGAAATGCCAATGTACCAGCGATCCATGAGATCAGATCGATTAAGGCAACAAATTCTGATCGTTCGATCCAGTCATTGAAGTCTTCTGGGTAATTGGTTTGAATATACGACTGTAGTGCCAAGTTGATACTTGCCGGATCACTTGCATTAAAGTTGATCTGGGTGAAGGCTCGATACAGTACGGTCCAATCTTCCCCAGCAAACAATTCAGTTTGGCGAATTTGTTGATTTGATGACATTAGTTGTTCCCCGTATCAGACCAAAGGGCTGATTCACTGTTATTGAAAGCGGTTGTAAAAGTTCCCATTATGTTCAATGGAACGTATGTAAGAAGGATTGCTAAACTGATGCCGCTGTCCAGTATCGTGACATCCACATTGTTAACCACCAATCTGGTGTCTTGCTGGCAAATACGAATAGCCTCAGCAACGATTTGTTGCTGGTTCACGTCTGTCATTTGCTCCTCCAGATAATTCCAAATGGCACATCCTTGATCTGGTCGCATGACGCGTTCGCCAATCATAGTATGAAATGCTATGTAGAGATCCTGGTTAATTAAATCAAGATCATACAGGGTATACTTACCCGTGGAATCACCCGATATGGTGCTGAAACCTACAAACGTGTAATTAGCC